AGGTACGCGCCGCTCAGGTACGCGCCGCTCAGGTACGCGCCGCTCAGGTACGCGCCGCGCAGGTACGCGCCGCCCAGGTCCGCGCCGCTCAGGTACGCGCCGCTCAGGTACGCGCCGCTCAGGTACGCGCCGCTCAGGTACGCGCCGCGCAGGTACGCGCCGCCCAGGTCCGCGCCGCTCAGGTACGCGCCGCTCAGGTCCGCGCCGCTCAGGTACGCGCCGCGCAGGTCCGCGCCGCGCAGGTACGCGCCGCCCAGGTCCGCGCCGCTCAGGTACGCGCCGCTCAGGTACGCGCCGCTCAGGTACGCGCCGCTCAGGTACGCGCTGCCCAGGTACGCGCCGCGCAGGTACGCGCCGCTCAGGTACGCGCCGCCTTTGATGGCCTGTTCAACTGCCTCCATCAGCGATTCGGCATCGCATTTGAACAGCACGCTACCGTTGTAGCGATGTTTGATTTCGATTTTCATGTCATCCCTCAGTGTCAGTGGTGGGTTAGGCGGCATCCAACGGCTTGCGAATCTCGGCGGATTCAAGAACCACGCCACCAGGACCGAAGGAGAAGCGCAGCACACCGCTACGCACGCGCACATCGCTTTCGCTCGTCCCAATCGGGTTCGAGCGGATCATGTCGGCCACCTCCTTCGCCGACACTTCCCTTCCCACGTGTGCTGCAATTTGTTTCGTGTCCATCGTCAGCCCCTTGAGAGTAGCGGGTTAGGCAGTGATTCCATTATAACCACTGTTCAACGGAATGTCAATTATTCTTCGTCTTCGCAGAACTCGACTGAGTACAGCTTGCGGCGCGCACCGGCCGTCTTGGCTTGCAGCTTGTAGGGGCCGTGTTGCTGCCCCACGATGCCGCGTAGACGGTAGGCGAGCCCGTTGGATGAGGTGAACACGCGCAGCGCAGCGCGCAGGGGGTCGCTGTCGCGCACCGGGCGCTGCGTCGCGTGCTGGGCAAACTGATTGGCCATCTTGGGCTGGCTGGCCAATTGCCACGCCTCGGGCACGGTGAACGGGTCAGCGCCATAGGCGGCGTGCAGCGCGGCCAACAGGTTTGCCTCTTCGCTGTCGATGGCCGCTTCGGCGTGCAGTTCGGTCGCGCGCCAGACATCGAGTCCCGTCACATCGTAGAGCGTGCCGCGCACCACCTGCGACCACAGATCGAAGCGGCAAAATGCCCATTCGCGCGGTGCGGTCGTCTTGCAACCGTAGGCTACCAGCACGCAGAGGTTCCACAGGTCGGCGGGCGAGCCCAGCGTCGTGAACCAGTCCTCGGATAGCGGTTTGCGGTCGGCGGGCGGGTCGCCAAGCTGGAGCGGGATCACACGGCTGTGCAAGTCCTCGGCCATGCTGTAGTTTTTGCCCGAGAAGCCGACGAAGCCGGGTATGCCTGCGGTGAAGAACTTGCCCGTGCCCGATTGGCGGCCGGTGAGCTTGCCCTCGGTGATGAGTTGCGCGATCACATCGCTGCTGATCGTCGCGCCTTGGCGCACGTTGTCGAACACCAACGACCCGGCAAGTTTGGGCATCACAACGGACATTTTGTCGAGCAATGATTTGTCGTCTTTTTCCGACAGCGAGATAAGGTCGGCCGGCGCGCCGCCCAACATCGAAGCGATCTTGAGCACGGTCGTTTTGCCGGCCTGGGAGTTGTGGCCGACGGCCTGCACGGCCGGCCGCGGGCCGATGCTGGCACCGAGCAGGGCCGTCATGGCCATGGCCACAGCGATGGCTTGGCCTTCCAGTTGCTCGAATGTGAACGAGGCGAAATTGTGCGCGAGTGCGGCGTATGCGGTGCGCGCGGCGTCGAGCGTGACATCCTCTTCGCGCGGCAGCGCGGACAGCACTGGGGCGTGCAGCCGGACGCCGTTGTACACGCCCGGGGTGTTGCACAGGTGGCCATTCTTGAGCAAGGGGCGCTGCGTGTCCGCAATCACCTGGGGCAGACGGGGCAACAGCGTGTCGGCCAGCGCAGCAGCGCGCAGCACGGTTAGCGGGCACCGCTTCTCATCGTACTCGCCTTCCTCGGCGTTCTTGGGCCGGTAGAACGCCCACAGTTCGGTCGCCTGCGGCAGCACGCGATGCAGTAGGCTTTCGGTACTGATCTTCTCGCCGTGGAAAAAAATTTGCTCCCCTCCCCGGTACAGCTCGTGATCCGCAAAGTAGTCGAGCATGGCGTCGGCCGCTTCGTCGTAGGCGCGCCCAGCGTCGTGTTCGGACCAATACACCTTGGCTTTGGGCGCGCCGGGGTCGCGGAACGTCCACAACAGACGGTAGGTGATGTTTGCGCCGTGGGCGAACGAACAGACCGTCACGACCGGGCGGCCGCTCATCTCGTCTTCGTCGACGTACAGTTCAGCGCACAACGACCAATCCCGGTATTCGGGCTCGAACGGGTCGCACACACGGATGTTCGACCAGTTCTCGGGGTCCGACAGGATTTCGCCGATCGAAATCGTCTTTGTGGCCGACAGGTGGAGCACAAAGTCGCGCGTGAGTGTGCAAGTCTCAAAAATGCGCGTTACTTCGCGGCGCACACGCGCCGTCTCAGCCGCGCTGTTGGTACCGCGAGCGCGGGCGATCTGCTCAGCGCGTTGCGAAATGGCGACGGCTTTTTTGCGCCGGGCTTCGCCCATCAAGCCACTGGCTTCCTTGGTGCGCGCTTCGGCGTCCTTACGCATCTTGCGGTACACGTCCGGCTGCGGGGTCGGTCCCAGCACGCGGGCGGTGCACAACGGCACGCCCGGAGCGACCGTGGGCGCCGGCCGTCGCTGCACCAACGGGGGCAGCAGCGAGGCACCTGCGATGTAATCGAGCCGGTTCTCGGGGGTGGATGAATCCAGCGGAGCGCGCGCCAGCACGGAACCGTTAGCCGATGCAATGGCCCAGCCGTGGTTGTTTTGGTGCAACTCGGCCAGCAAGTAATCGTGCAGTTCGGGAATGCGTGTCGCATCATCCACGCCGACCAGCACGCGCAGGCCGGTGCAGCCTCTCAAGCATTCGCCCGACTCGCCGTTGTAGAGATAGGTGGACCCGGAGGGGTAGAAAATTTTTTCTGCCCCCGCAAGCTCCGGCATGACCTGCTCGCAAACCGCATAGCGCCGATAGGCTTCCTGCTCGTCGGTCAGGTCGTCGAAGTCCAACGCCCAGATACCGAGGCCGGCCCGGAAGGAGAAAAAAGCCTTGGTACGCGCCACCACGGGCAGCCCGTTCTCGTCCAAACCAGCGGTGTAGCGCTCGCGCTCGCGATTGACCACGAGGCGCGCGGCTTCGTGCTGTGGTGTGGCGTAACTGAGACAGTCGTGTTGTGTAAGTCCGGTAAGCGCCCGAGCGAGCGCGTCGAAGGTGAGGTGTTCGACCTTGACGGTCGCGTCATAGATCGTGGCCTGTTTGTCGCCCACCTTTTGCGCGCGGCCGTCTTGCAGGCCGTATTCCTTCACGCAGGGTGACTTGTTCGTGATGCGGGCGAATGGGTAGACGGTTTGCAACTGCAAAGCGGTGGCGGTCATGTGTGTTTTTTGTGATTGATACGACGCTTATTGAACGGCGGGTCGCCCATGTGGGTGAGGGCAGTTCGTCGATTCAGTGTAAGTCGAGCGTCGATACAATGTCAAATGCGCGGCGTGTGCGCTTCTCTTCGCTTTGCAGTATGCAAACAGTTGCATTGCACACGACTTTTCTCACGATATGAAACGCTGCCAAGGCAACTACTTTCAAACGGCCGTTTACTATTCACTTTGCGGTCGCTATCACACCCGCTTTCATCGCTCTAAGTCCTTGTATTTATTAGGTTTGGTGAAAGTGTGAATAGTTTCCGGTCGGTAGAGAGTGAAAAGAACTCACTATCTCTTCTATATAAGACCCATATATAGATATAGGAGCCCCTAAGGGAAAACTTTGCAGCTTTCACACTTTGCACACCCACGGTCGGCGCCGCCTTTCTTCGTCATTGACATTTCAACGACACACCCGGTAGCATCTGTCTCGCCCACACCACAAGACGAGACCATGACCGAACAGCCCATCAAACTCCACAGCCGCAAGTCGTTCAGCGCGCGCAAGCGCTGGGCCGCTTGCCCTGCTTCCGTGCCACTCTCGGCTAACCTGCAGGACAACGAAACCAACGCCGCCCGCGAGGGCACCGCCGCTCACGGCGTGGCAGAGTTTCATCTACTGACGCGGCTCAAGCGCGACATTGCCGAGCCCGTCATGCCCGAGTGGCTACACGACGACCCTGTTGCACGGCAGGCAGCGTGGGAACTCATGCACGACCACGGCGAGGCGTATGCCAAAGACATCCTCGAACGCGTCGGCTTCTACAGCACACGCACGAGTGTGGTGGTCGAGCAACGAGTCGGCGCGCCCTCGCTCGATCCCGAATTGTTCGGTACGGCCGACTGTCTCGTGTGGTGTGCGGTCGATGGCGTGCTCTACGTCTTCGACTACAAGTACGGGCACGCCTCGGTCGACATCGGCACGCCGGCCGAGCCCAACCCGCAGCTTGAGGCGTACGCGATCAGCGCCATCGAGACCGGCAAGCTCGAACCCAAGACGGTTGTGCTGGTCGTCAACCAACCCCGCGAGCACCACGGCGACAAGATCAAGACCCTCACGCTTGATGTCGCCACGTGGCTGTCGGCCGCCCGTGAACGCCTCGCGCGCGAGGCCCAAGCCGTCAACGACGCGATCGCCGCGCACGAGCGTGGCGAAAAGCTGACAACGACCCCCGGCGACCACTGCCATTACTGCCTCGCACGCAAACACGGGAAGTGTTCCAGCCAGTGGGAGGCCCTGGGAACGATTTTCAGGGGCCTAGCAGCGCAGAAAACAGTGTTGGACTACCCGGAGGAAGATGTCGTCGCTTTCTACGCAGCCAAGAAGCTTTTGGAGGGTTTTATCGAAGACATCGACGAGCGCATCAAGAACATGGCCCAGGCTGGGTCGGTGTTGCTCACCCGCACCGAGCGCCAGGGTCGGCGCATCTGGGCCGACAGCGAGGGCGCGCGCGACTTGTTGGTAGCTTCCGGTCGGTTTGATTGCCTGACGGTTGGCCCGATCTCGGAGGTTGCCGACCTGTTGCCCGCCGAGTTGTCGGAGATTCTCGTCACACGTGCACGCCCGTCGACAATCATCAAGCCGGCCAAAGAACACACGGTGTCGGAAATTGCCAACACGTTCGCGAAGTATGCGGAACGCACTTGACAGTGAAAGCCCAGTAACGTTTAATTGACACACAGCGAGCAGGCGCAGGATGCTGCAAGCTGTGGATCAAAGCATCGACCTGATGACTCCCGTATTGCACATGCGGTGTTGCGAAAGCAACGAATCCCTAAGCGGTGGCGCGCGGAATGTGCAGCGCCTGACATCTCGGAAAGACGGGCTCCACAGGTGGGCGGCTGTTCCCTGCATTGCTGAGTATCGGATGCACGAGCGATATAAGACGTTGCGGGCTAACAAGCCTGACGCTTTCCAGTATGTGCAGACAGAAGGCACCCTGCATAGCGGCTGTCCACCTGTGGGACCCCGTAGTTTGTGCGCACATAGACGGAACCCGGTTGTTGCCCACCCGACACGCTCGCGGGCGTTGCGGACTCGCTGCACCCACTACGGCGAGGACGACCTGACAGACCGGAAAGACGGTCTCGAATGCGAGCCGCGTCCACACAGGCTCTGATACCGTGGATGACAGACCGGAAAGACGGTCACTCTCGATTATCTAAATTTCTCTTCAAGGAGTCTTCAATGTCTGCCAATCTCGACACCACGCAATTCGTCTGCATCATCACCTCGTCGTCGCTCGACGAAGCCAAGAAGAACAAACTGAACCCCGCGCGCGAGGCAACGTTCTTTGCCAACTTCGCGTTCCCGCCCGAGGCGGCGCCGGTTCTGAAAGCCGTGCTTGACGCCGGCCTGATGCAGAAATTCAAGATGATCCCTCCGGGTGTCGACTACCGCATCAAGACCAACGCGCAGTCGAGCAAACCGATCGCGGGCATCCCCGCCGACTGGTTCGTGGTGCGTGCCCAAACCCAATACGCCCCGTATCTGGCCGATCCGACCGGCGCGCAGATTGATCAACCCGAAGGCCGCAAGGTGTTCTACCCGGGCAAGAAGGTGCGCGCAGCCCTGACCGCCTACGGTTGGACGACGCCGGGCACCGGCGCCCCGGGCGCTTCCTTTAACCTCAACGGCGTCATGGCAGTCGAAGACGCCCCGCGCCTGAACATCGGTCAAGGCGCCGTGGTGAACGCGTTCCAGCAGCACGCGCAGCCGGCCGCCGAAGCGCAAGCCCCGGCCAACCCGTTTGCCAACGGCGCGATGCAGGCACAGCAACAAGCGGGTGTTACGCAAGCTGCGCCCGCGGCGAATGCCAATCCGTTCATGCAACAGGCTGGTGGTTTTAGCCAGTAACTGATCCCTCCCGGCACTGCTCCACGACACGGCTGCGCCTTTGTGCAGACCCCGCTTCGGCGGGGTTCTTTTTGATCTATGCTCGAATTTCGCTCCTACACCGTGCCTTACCCGCCGTCGGTCAACCGCATTTGGCGTGCCGTTGAGGGGCGCGTGGTGCTGTCCAAGGTCGGGCGAGATTACTACCGCAAGGCGGAAGCACACGTACTCAAGCCTGGGCGCGTGCCGCCCGCGATCACGGGGTGCTGCGTGGTGTGGGTGCGGCTGTGGATGCCCGACAACCGGGCGCGCGACATCGACAACCCGATCAAGGTGCTGTTCGATCTGCTGACCCGGTGCAAGGTGTGGGTGGACGACTCGCAGGTCGATGAGCTGCATGTGTCTCGGGCGCGCGACGAGAATGGCGGACGTGTTGACATTATCGTACAGTACAACTAACATCGTATTGAACAATAACGGAGGGTTTTATGTTGACAGACCGACAAATCGATGACATCGCGGAAGCTTACCGCGAAGAGTACGGGCAGCTCTGCGATGCCGACGACATGCGCGAATTTGCGCGACGGTGTGTTCGTGCACAGGCTGATGCACAACCGGTTGGATGGCGACCTGCATTTCCATTCCATCGCGGCGATTTTACTAGGGGGGTGCCTAGCGACGCGACGATCGAGCATTTGCGCGCCCAGGGCGTCGAAATCGAATACGCCTACAGCCGACCCGTCGCCTCAGAGGCGGCGCGCGCAGAAGAACTGCGTCACGCCCTGTCCATCGCGCGCGACCACATGCGCATCATGGCGAACTGGATCAAGTTCAGCGACCCCGCCGCGCACCGCTGGTCCTGCGAAGTGATCGACCGCGTGAATACAGTGCTCGAACAAGGAGAGTCGAAATGACCGACGACCTAATCCCACTGCTCGGCATTCTATTTGCCCTAATCTTTATAGTAGGGACCCCCATTGCATGGGCATTCGCACAGATTGGCGCAGAGCGGGATAGACGCCTCTTCAGAAAACTTTTGCAGGAAGAACGGAAGGTTATGGGGATCTGCCGATGAGCCACGAACTGAGCGATGACGAGCAAGATGCGCTCTCGTTCGCCGTAGATACCATTCAAGAACGATACGGCGTCAATGACCCGATGGCAGAACAACTGCGCAAGCTCCTCGCCAGCGCCGCGACCGTGGCCGAGACGGGCGAGCGCCCATGTACGTGTCATCCCGACGACAATCCACCAAAGCCGTGCGCAAAGCAGTACGCTTACGACGAATGCGTGAAAGCCGCCCAGCAGCAGGCCGAGCCCGGGGCGGATGAGCGGGCTACATTTGAAAACTGGATGCGGTCGAATCGTTACGATGTTGGGGTATTCGATTCGGGCGAATATCACAATGTGTTCGCGCGCTACGCATGGATGAGCTGGAAAGCTCGCGCCGCCCAGTCCGGCCAGCGGGCGAGCGTGGCGGAGGGATGGCATTTCTACTCGGCCGATTTCAGCACCAACGCGAATCAACCGCACGTCCAAGGCAACGTCATGTTGATTCGAGATGATCGGGGCCGCAAGTGGTGGCACAACTTGCCGGAAGAAGAGCGCGAAGAAGTTGCACTTTTCGTGACTGGTCATGGCATGTCGTTCGATGCTGCGATGCTTGACGCAAACGCAAAAGCCGCTATCGCCGCCGCCCCCACTCAGCAGCAGGAGGAGAAATGAGTGCCATCGCAATTCGCCACGAACTCATCGAAGCTGCGCGCCATTTGGCAATAGCGAGAACTCCGACCATCGATGACATTGCGCGCATGAAAACCGCCCTCGAGGCATTCATGAGTAATTTTCTTGAAGAGCCGGTGCGCGTCGTGTTTGACAACACTAAGGCGCAGCAGCAGGAGGGCGGGAAGCTCGATGTGTCGTTTGTTGGCGGCGCGCAGCCTACGCACTTCTGCAAGGTATGCAACGCCATGTGGCGACGGTGGCCAGATGGATCGTGGAATCTTCGGTCGAAGCAATGCGGGGCATGCTGCGACAACGTGGAAATGGGCGATCAGATCGTGCCTATGGGACATGATGGCGCGCGAGCTACCGATGGATCTGCTGAAGCTATCTCTGAGGCACTGCGACCGCTTGCTAATGATTGGGAGCCGGAGCCTAAAGCATGAGCGAGCAACGAATCGTGATCTCCTGCTTCGACAAGACCGGCAATATGGTCAAGCCGTGGGCCGAGGCCGGATACCTGTGCTACTGCGTGGACCTGCAGCACGCGCCAGGTGAGCGCCGAGACGGCAACATCATCCAGCCCACGCAGCAAAAGGAGGACAAATAATGCCAGTACTGACACGAGGTGACAGCGGGCGCGCTGTCCGCTATCTGAACGCGCGCCTAGGGCTCGACGGCGACACCTATACTGACGCGACGAGTGCCGCGGTGAAGCGCTTCCAGTTCGAGAACGTACTCGCACCCGATGGCGCCTACGGTCCCCTGACCAATGCCGCGATGGTGAAGCGCCCCGCCGACGCGATGGCGCAACTCGCGGCGACGTTGGGCTGCGAGGAAGCGGCGATCGGCGCCGCGGTGCGCGTCGAGACGCAGGGCGCCGGATTCCTCGACGACGGCCGGCCTAAGATTCTGTTGGAACGACATTACGTGTGGCGCCTCGCCGGCCCGACACTCCGCCCGAAACTGCCGCCCGATTTGTGCAACCCAACACCGGGCGGCTACCTGGGTAGCACGCGCGAGTGGGATCGGTACGAACGACTGGTCGCACTCGCGGGCGGCGAAGCGCTGGCCGCGTCGTGCGTGTCGTGGGGGCTGCCGCAGATCATGGGCGCCAACTATGCGCAAGCGGGTTTCCCGACTGTGTTGTCGCTGGCGACCGCGATGGCGCGCGACGAGATGGCCCAACTCCGGGCGCTGCAAGCGTTCATCTTGCACTCGCCCGCGCTGCTGTCGGCTTTACGCAACAAGGACTGGCACAGTTTCGCCGTGCACTACAACGGGCCAGCACAAAAGGGGTACGACGAGCGGATGGCGGCGGCGTACAATGCGTTGAAAAGTAATTGACATTCTGTTGAACAACAACGATACTCCAGTTACCAACAACGGAGGGTTTAGAAAATGCGACAACAAAACACCACTACGATCAGGTGTATACTTTACGCAACAACACCTGAACGGAGTATCAACACATGTTCAACTCGCTGAAAACTCACTTCGTCGACGACTGGCACAAGGCATATCGCTGGCTCTCGGTGCAGATCATGGTGCTGGCCGGCGCGATCAACGCCGCCTGGGCTTACATCCCTGCCGAGTTCAAGGCGGCCGTGCCGCCCGAGCGCCTGTCGCAGATGACCTACGCGCTGTTGGGGCTCGCTGTGGTGGCGCGTCTGATCCGTCAGAACGCTGCCGCGGGGCTCGCGCCGGGGGAGAGTTCAGCCCAAGACGATCTTGCAAAATGACCAAGCACAATCCGTACGATGATCTGCCGCCAGTGACGCGCGACCAAGCAGCGCGCACCGGCAACCTCCTGTGGCACCTGCTCACCGATGAGGTGGCCGCAGCGCTGCCGACCAATCACGCCTTCCTGTTCACCGGCTGGTGCTACGGCGACGAGGCGAGCGGCGAGCGCTGGGTGACGTTAGGCAAGCGCTGCGACCCGCACGGCGACGCCCCGTATTTCTGCGACACGTCGGGGCAGATGATCTACCAGCCGACACACTATGCCTACGTGAACGTGCCTGACGGGGTGCCCGCGCTATGAGTTTCCTACTCGCCTTGATCCCCGCACCGATCCGTGGCGCTGTTGAGGGCGCGCTCCTATTCGCGCTGGCGGCCAGTATCGCATGTGGTGCAGTCTACCTGCACCACAGCGGCTACAAGGCGGGCGCAGCGAGTGTGCAGTCGCAGTGGGGCGCGCAGAAGCTAGCCGATGCCAACGCCTACGCTCAAGCGTTGGCCAAGGCCGATGCGCAGAACCGGCAGCAACAGGCGCAGTGGGAACAGAAACTCGCTGCCGCGTCGACACAGTATCAGGAGGCACTACGCAATGTTGAAACGAAACACACAGCGGCTCTGGCCGCTCTTCGCGCTGGCACTCTGCGCTTGCGCGACCCCGGCGCCGGAGCCGGCCAAGATGGTAGTGGCGCAGTGCCCAACCCTGCCACCGGCGCCAGCCGACGTGATGGTAGCGCACCCGGCGAACTTTCAGGACCGAGTTCTGGTGTTCTTTCAGGCAACGCCAGCGAGTTCATCCTCGGCCTCGCCGCTGAAGCCGACGAAGTAGCCGAACGCCTAGGCGCGTGTCAGGCGGTTGTACAGGCGGACAGAGCTGTCCTACAATCAAGTCCTACGCCTACGGCTACCTCGGACAAGCCTGACTGACCAGGGCTTACACCCGAGGAACGAAAGCGAGTCGAGGAATAAAAAGCCCGCCTAGGCGGGCTTTTTCACGTGGCGTCGCTATCCATCACGTGGCCGAGAACGGCGAGAACTTCACCGACTCGAACAGCACCACGATCACGGCCGGTTGCAGAATCTTCTTGCCGGCCGGCGCCTTGTAGGATTGCAGGAAGCCTTTTTGCAGCTCGTAGCGCTTGCCGACGGCCGGCAGCGTGGCCGTCAGGTCGATTTGCCACTTGTTGCGGTTGGTGCGCTCCGATTGGACGATGTTCTCGAAGATAGTCAGCGAAGGGCTGTCGGCTTGCAGCGTCACCGTGAAGGTCACCGGGTTGGGCACGTAGCCCACCGACAGTTTGCCGTCGATGCCCATCGAGGACTCCATCGACTCGACGGCGTCGGCCTCGAACGCATCGTCGGCGGCGTAGCCTTGCAGGGCCTGTGCCTGCGGATACAGGCCCTCCACGATCATCGCCAGCGACGAGTTGGCTGTGGTCAGAGTTGCGGACATGTAGCGTTCTCCTTACAGAACCGTCTTGCTGGCGAGGTTGATCTTCTGGATGCTGCCGCCGTCGCAGTAGTACAGCACGCAGGCCGGGAGCTGACGGTTGCCGCGATCCTGGGCCGTGCCCGGCTTGATGTACAGATACCAGCCTTCGGTCTGTAGCACGTCGGTGATCGCGAAGCCGATTTCGTTGTTGATCTGCTGGATTTGCGAGGCAGACAACGCGACGTTGCGGCGGATGATGCCCGAGTCGACGGCCTGCACCAACACCGGTTTGGCGCCCGCGTAGATCGCGTCGTAGCCCTCCTGGTTGAACGGCAGCGAGCGGTAAGCGAGCAGCGTCTCGAACAGTGCACGTTGCAGTTCGCGGTTCAGGAAGATTTCGTCGATGTAGGTGTCGAGCCACTTCCACGGACCGGACACTTTGCCGTCGTACAGGATCGCGTAGGTGTTCGCCGCGTTGGCATACGAGCCGTAATAGCTGTAGTTGTTCGACAGCAACGCGTTGGCCGTGGCCAGATCGGTCACGCCCGGCGTCGCGCCCGCCATCGGCTGACGGAATGCCGCATTCGTGCGCCCGTTGGTCGCCGAGAAGTTCACCGATGCGGCATAGCCCAGCACGAACGCGGCCGTGGTCGAATCCGCGTAGAGCGGCATCGTGCCCACGTAGTTGTTGGCAAACACCACCGTGCCGTAGGCGGCCGGGTTGTTGGCCGTCACGCCCGCCGAATCGAAGGCCCAGCGCACGTAGCCGTACTGCGCGTTCTGGGCGCTCGTCCAAATCGAGTAGTTGAGGTCATCGCCGCCGACCGACGCGTCGTACGCCGTGGTGAACAGCCCCCAGTTGGTATAGGCCGCGATCAGGCGCGCCATCGCGGTCGCGGGCGTGTCGCTGGCCCCGCCCGCGGCTTGCAGCGTGGCGCCAGTCGCCGCCGACAGAAACACCGCGTTGGCGAGCGTGCCCGTGATAGCCGTGATCGTCGCAGTCGAGCCCGTCGCAGTGGTGGCCACCTCGAAGCGGTTCTGCGCGGCGTTGTACGTGATCGTGAAGTCGGGCGACTGGCCGGTGAAGCCGGCATTCATCTGCGTTGCGGCATCGTTGAACGACGCGACCGCCGAGAACGTAATCGTGGTCGAGGTGTAGCTCTTGGTGTTGGTCGCCAGAATCAGCGTACCGGACCGGCCATTGAGCGAGGTCGGTGTGATCGACTTGAGCGATGCGCCCGCGACCTCGGCGCCGTAGGCAGCGGAAGCGAAGCGGGCGAACACCAGTTCATAGGGCAGTTGCAGGCCGTTGACGATGCCGGCGAAGTACTCGGCGGCCATCGCGGCTTCGGTCGACGACGGGCCAAAGAAGGTCGCGACGTCAGCCGCTGCGAAGAAATGCAGCGGCGTGTCCGGCAGGACGGCGGCGCTCTTGGTGATGATCGCGCCCGACAGCTTGGACGCTTGGCCGCCAGCGCCCACCACTCCGGGTACGACGCTGACGATCTGAGAAATCGGAATGGTCGACATGTGCGATTGTCCTTTTACGGGATGTGCGATTGCCCTCTTACGGGAAGCGCGGGCATGCGACCCGCGTTGCAATCATACCACTACAGCAAGTCCCCGGGCGATGTCACAGTGATTGACGCCTTGTCGAAGAAATCTTGAGGTACGCGCGCCGTCTGGATGACGTTCAGATGCAACGTGCAACGCCAACGGGTCTCGTAGGCGTATTCCTCGTTGACGATCGTGATCTGCTGCGGCTCGTCTGCGTACAGCGGTTGCATCGTGCCGGCGGGCAGCGCGGCGGCCAACTTGTCGCACGCGCTCGGCGTGCGCCACAGAATCGTGATGGCGTCGGCCCAATCCGGGGCGGCCGCGCCGTAGCAGTCCACCACGTAGCGGTAATCGGTGTTGCGCTGGTAGGTCACGGTCCCCGGGTTGGTACCGCCCGGACCGTCAACCACGACCATACGCGCCTGATCGAACCGCTCTTTCTCGCCAGGACGCAAGATGCAGTAATTGCCCTGCGGGGGCGCTGTGCGGTTCTGGTAACCCTTGATGATCTGCGCCGAAGACGCAGGCGGGGTATCCGCATTGGCGAGTGCCAACTCGGCGACGAAGCCCCACACCGCGTCGAAAATCTGCGCCTCGTTCGGGCTCGGTGTCGTGCTCATGTCGTCGGCATCATGTTGTCGAGTTGGCGGATCACCTCAAGCCGGCACCACCCGTCCTCGTTTGCCCACCATTCAAGCACGCGGCGGATATAGTAGGTGTTGCCACCCCACAATACGAGATCGCCGCCCCCACCCGTTGGGCGTGAGATGTTGTTGAAGTTACCGAAGGCGAACACGTTCGATACGTCCGTGGCGTAGGACAGGCCGTCTTGGTGCCAAATCTGGTCGTGCGGCACGCCCTGCACCTGAATCGTCACATTGACGACGCTGTACTGCGGGGTCGAAATGCCGCGCACGACAGTCGGCGGCAACGACACCTTGATCTGCCCATCAGTGTCGTCGTTCACCTGCGTGATCGCACCACGTACGACGCGGTGCCAGTTCGGAGCGCTCACGATTTCACCTCATAGTCGATTGAGCGCAACAGGTTCGCCGTGTGGACGAGCCCTTTATTGAAACCTTTCTTGGCTGCCCACTCGGGCGAGTTGTCCGCCGGCCATTTGTTGATCGTGTCTTGTACGTCGTCGCGCATACGCGTGCCCATGATGCCGAGTGCAGTGGGCACTTTCACACCGCCGCGCAATAGCTTGGCGATGTCGTCCGCCCAGGTCTTTTTCTTCGCGGCAACCGTGTTGCCAAAGAAAGGGCGCGCGTGCGGGTTCTTTTCGGTGCCGAACTCGTTGCCGGCGGCGATCGCGGCGACCGGCATGCCAGCGCGTGGATCGGTGTATTTCTTGCCGGTCTTCGCGTCCGTGAGCGTTTCAGGGGGATAGGTCGAGCCCTCCAGCACGCCGACCTTGACTTCGGCGCTGGTCACCTTGGGGAAGCGCAAGCCGCGCCGCGTGACGCAGCTCATGTCAGTAGCGGCGGGCGCCGCCGGCGCAGCACGAGCGCTGCGAGGCGATGTAGCGCATCGATCGATAGCGCGCCGTCATCATCCAATACTGCGCGCCGTAGCGCGTTTGGGTGAACCACGCTTGCGACGCGCCGACCGGCTCCGTGGTGTAGGTGAATTGCGACGAGACGCTACCTTCAGTGGCGGACGACAGGCGCCCAGGCGGCGCGCCTGTGCTCGGCCGTGTCGCACCATTGAGCACCGCCAGATGCGCGACCAACAGGTCGAACATCTGGGCGCGCTGCACGGTATCGACGACGATCGAGCCGTCGGTGTTGTCGAGGATCGTCTCGGCCTGCACGAACCAACCGTTAAGTTGCGCGTCGGTACACCCCGCCATCTCGGGGAACTTGAGCCGCCACGCGGCCGGATCGAAGACGACAACACCCATGACGGTGCGCCCTTACGCGCCGAACGGGTTGGACGGCGGCGTCACGTTCTCCAGCGCCGGGTTGGCGTTCGGATCGATCGGCTCGAACCCGGTGACAGTCTCGTCCTCGGCTTCCTCCGCCGCGTCGCGGGTGTCGGCGGGTTTGTTGTAGGCGAACACTTGTTCGTTGCGCAGCCACGCGGCGTTGGCGTAGGTTTCCAGCACATGCTGCCACGCGGCTTCGGGCACGCCATCGGTGATGCCGAAGCCGGAGTGTGCATAGACGCTGTTTGCACCATGCAGTTTCAGTACGCCGCCTTTAACGCCCGGCACCTCATGGATAGCCAGCCCTTGCGGCAGGGCGCAGGCGACGGAAACAAAGCCGGTGGTGTTCTTCTTGGTTGCCATGGTGGGGTTGACGCTCCAGTGGTTTGATGTTGACAGCGCGTAGGAGTGCGCGCCCACACAGTGTAGCACAGGAGCAACAGCGTCAAGCCCGTTCCATATCTCGGTGGAAGAAATCGGCGTCGCCAGGGTAGCGGCCGGAGCCGTCTGGGCGATACCAACAGAACAGCGAGCCGCGCCGGTGGATGAACCAATAGCCGGCGCACGTGCATGACATGCCGCGCGTGTCCCGACGGTTCATCCACTGGTCGGCGTGGTAGTCGCGCCCGCCGCACACACGACACTGCGGCGCCTTCCTGTACTGCTCTGGCGGGCGGCGCAGCACAACGCGCGTGCGGCAAGCGCGACAGCGACAGTGCACGCGACTCATGACTTACGATGCCGGAAGAAACCCAGCGGATCGCCGCGCTGCATCGCCTTGCGGATCGCGTTGGCGGCGGCATCGACGACACTTTGCGATTCTGGCCCGAGCGGAAAAGCCCGCGAAGGGTCCAAGCGCTGCGTACCGATCAGACGGTCGAGCTGCGCAGGTGTGTCGATCTCGGAGTGCTCACGGCGCAGTTTGCTAGGCGGCGGGTCGAAGGGGACGAAAGGCATATGCACCTCGTTGTCGATGCGTCCATTCTACGCAACGTCAACGAGATGTCAAGCTATCTTCACTGTACCACGCGCACAACAGCTTCACCGTCCGCCGCAACGATGCGCAAGGTCTGGCCGGGCCAGCGCTTGACCGCTTGGGCGACAGCGTCGCGGATGTCGGTCGCCGTCAGCGTGTCGAGTGCTGGCGCGTTCGGGTCGTCGGGTTGCACTTGAAAGGTCGGCATGATGGGCGCTCCGGTGTTGGCTTATGCAACAACTTTACACCTTTGGGCGTAGTATCCGCGCAACAAAAAAGCCCCGCCGAAGCGGGGCTTTCTTTGACTGCCGAAGCGATCAGACGCCCAGAAGCTGCGTGACGGCCAGCGGGCGGAAGATGACGGCACCCCAGGTGCCGGCGCTCTTCTTCTGTTGGAACCACGAAGAATAGCGCTCGACGGCGTGCGCGCGCATCTTCTCGGTGAACGCGCACGTTGCCGATTGCTGGCCCATGATGGTCGGTGCCCACATCTGCACCAGACGGCCGGAAGCGGTGTCGTATTCCGGGATCGTCACGATGCTCAGTTTCGGGAACGCGTCCTTGATGAGCTTCATGGCCGACAGGCCGTAGACGTTCACACGGTTCAGATCGGCGGCGGCCGACGGCGGCATACCAACGCGCAGTTCGTCGGTCTGTTCGATCAAGCCCTGCGATTGGTTTTGCAGCGCCTTGAACATCGTCACCAGCGAGTTGAGCACCACGTCCGGCGCGTCGGTTGCCCACGAGGTGCCGTAAGCCACCGGAGAGGGCAGACGCGGGTCGTTGGTCAGACCGTAGTTCTGCAGGCCGGCCACGCCGAACAGGTAGGTGTTGTTCAGTTGCTTGGCGATGCCCAGGGCCGACGAGTAGTTCAGTTGCGAAGCCCAATCCACGCGGCCGGCGCCGGCCATGTCGAGCTCGCGCTCGCCCCACTTCGTCCACGTCTGGAAGTGATACGACTGACGTTGCGGGTAGTTGACGTTCGCACCCGAGTGACCGTCGTTCGAGTAGTCACCGTAGGTGGCCGTCTTGGTCAGCGGTTCCGCCATGATGAAAGCGGCCGCCAGCGTCGTCCAGTCGCCCTTCTTCGACTCGCCCACCAGTTCGGCGGCCTTCATCGGGGCGACCAGCACCTCGATCACCTTCGGGTCGACGTAGGTCGTCAGGAACGAAGGGATACCCGCGTTGGGCGTGCCCACGAGGCGCGGCGTCAGGTCGGCCGCGTCGAGGCCCATCTGAACCTCGTCGGGGGTTTTGCTGATGTTCGTCACAGTGCCCGGCAGGACAACACCCCGGCCGGCCAACTGTGCGATGAGTTGCGTATCGCGCATTTCAAGTTCCTCTCAGAGTTGGTAGAGAGCGGTTCCTTAACCGCTCGCCAGGGTTAGGCCGGAATCTTGCCGATCGCGACAGTGGCGTTGACCGTGGCCGAAGTCGACAGCAGCACGTAGCCGGTGTTCGACTGGGCGGCGGTCGGCGTGCCGGGCGCGCCGATGATCGTGTTGCCGTTCGAGGCGTCGAACCACACCTGCGCACCCTTGGTCGGCGTGCCGGTGATGGCATCGGCGTTGACCCAGAAGTCGCCACGAATGAAGCCGGCCACCGGTTGGCCCGGCTGGATCGTGTAACCCGATTCGGCCAGATAGGTCGTGATCTGCGCGTTGTTCTCGCGGTGCACGAAGATCAGTTGATCCGCGCGCGGCGAGCCGCTGCCCAGCGTCGAGGAGACCGTACCATCGTCGTTCAGGACGGCGAACTTGCCGACCTTCACGCCGTTGGTGTCGGCCACCATGAGACCGGTGGGCGAGATTGCGTAGAACGTCGGATTCTCCGACGCGAAGTCACCCGCAACAGCGCGCGCCGGGGTGATGTACACCTGTTGTTGGAACATGAGAGTTTCCCCTGTTACGTTGCGATGTTGCGCGCTTTAACCGAGCACGCGGATATTGCCGAGCAGCCCGGCGATCTTGTTGCCCGCTGCGCTCGCGCCCGAATCGCCCGCGTGCGTCACGGCGCGGCCTTCGGCGGCGTTGCGCGCGTTGCGGCGGGCGCTCTTGAACGCAACCCAGGCGGTTTTTTCCTGACCCTTCGGCACATCCGCCATGTCGACGCCTGCGTGCGTGAGCGCTTCGCGGTAAATCTCACCGGCCGAGTCCATCGACATCACAGCGGCACCCAGGATCGAGCGGGTTTCTTCGCGTGCGGCGTAGATGGCGTCCTTGCGGGCACTCTCAGCGCGCACGGCCTTGTCGACCAGCGCTTTGAGCTTGGCGTCCAGAGCCACTTCGCCGGACGACTCGCCCGGGGTCAGCCCTTCTTCCTGCTTCTCGGGTTGGGCAACGCCTTGCTCGCCGCCCCCGCCTTCGTCTTCGGCGCCTTTGGGCTTCTCACCTTCGTCTTCGGCGCCTTTGGGCTTCTCACCTTCTTCGCCGTCTTCTTTGTTGTCGACAGCAGCGGTGTCGGCCGGCGCGGCGCCGCCCATCACCTTGCCATGGATGTCTTGCAGAATCGTCGCGATCTGCTTCAAGGCTTGGCCGACGGCGGCCATGTTGGCCTGTTCGTTGGCTTCGCCTGCGGGCGAACCCGGCTCGGCTTCGGCGCGGGGTTCGCGCTCGTTTTCGAGTGCCATTTGTTGCTCCTTGCGAGTGTCAGGCGACTGCGGGGCGTTTGGCAGGGCCGCGTCTGCGACATGCGCGTCGGTGGCCCGGCCGTCTTTGACCAGTGCGACGTGGTTTCCGTGGATAGCCCGCATCACACCGTCGTAGTGCACCCCGTCTGCGTCGCCGGACTTCATGACGGGGTCATATCGGTAGCCGCACGACAAGTCGCGCAGCGTGTCTGTTTCGATCCAATCGATCGCGCGCGCGTCGAGCACCAGCAGATCGCCGCGCAGGTGCTTGCCGTCCATACGAGGGTTGGTGATCGTACCTACAATGGCATCGCGTTGCGGGTCGTCCGCTGTGCTCACGACGTGGCGAGCGAGCAGCGGGACGCCATCAAAGGACGCCACGGCGCGCTCAAGCTCGGCCGGATCGCGGTATAGGTTGTAGACACGGTCGGGGTTCAGGCCCAACTTGTCCCAACCGGGAATCTCAGCGCCGCGATACGGGTTCACCTCGGCAGTGCTCAAAATGCAGTCGCGCACGCGCATGCGCCCGTCCGCATCAAAACTGCGGGAGGTAGCTTTATCGAACGCGAGCAGGACCGTTGTCATGCTCGCGATTGTAAGTCGTCTGTGGTTTTACTGCAACGCGCTTGCTTTTCTGCTGAACTTCAATATAATGTCAATCAAACATCAATTGGAGGGCTCGATGCGCGAAAGCAACATCAAACATGAGGCGGGGCGTTTCTGGGTTTGTGACGACGGTGAGAAATATTTGGTGATGGCTGCGGGTATTACGCATAGCGTGAGCGAGAGCGCTTACACCCGCGACGCTGACGGGCTGTCGACCGCGATCGCTCGCACTGATTGGCTCGCCAAGCGTGAGTCGGAAGGCGTCAAATTGAAAATCTGAAATGGAACTGAAAGCGCAATTCAGCGGTACGTTGGGCGGTCTGCCGACGTATCGTGTCGAGGGCGGCGGTCACGTCTATCATGTGCACGCCGGACACTACACCCGCGTCCGCTTCCGTTGTGGGCGCGCCGAGAAATATAGCCTGGATCATCCGATGTTCGCGGCAACGCGCGCACAGATCGACGAGGCAATTGCCAAGGAGACACGGCGATGAGAACCGAACAGGCGGCAACACGCCAAGCCGAACAACAAAACGCGGCCGAGCGCCTACGCGTAGCACTCGTCAAACTCGTTGGTGAAGTCGAAGAAGGTGTGAGCTACCCGAGCGATAGCGAACTGGGCGAAGCGATGCGCAACGCCCGTCAGGTGCTGGCTAACTGACAGGTTGGCTAGTCGTCCAGCAGCGGGATCACCGCGCGCCACGTACAGCGGCAATTAATTGCAATCCCGGGGAGCACCGGGCCGAAACCGTCGCCGAAGTCATGGCCCTTACGCAGATCAAAGCGCATGCGCTCGCGGCCGGCCTTGACGTGCTCGGGGCGCGGTTCTTTCCCGGCGCTGGAGTGTTGCCAAATCCCTTCGGTGATGCCGAGTTCATCTTGCCGCGTTGCGTTGAACTCGGCCGTTGCCTTGTTGGACTGATCGCGAGCAATGAACGCGGCGCGCCCTTGCGTGATCTTGTGGCGTTTTTGCAACTCTTCGCTGATCGCGTTCAGGTCACGCCCGCGAGTGAAGCCGCGCAGCACCGTACCTTCAACTTGGGTGTGGTACTGCGCCGGGATGCTCTTGATCAGCGCGACATTCTCGCGTGTCTTGGCTTCCATCACAATGCGCTGTGCCGGTGTCATCTGAAACTTGACTGTGAAGCCTGCGGCGTCGAGACGGCCACGCCACGTGCGCGTGGCGTCCATTTCCCACAAGGCAGTTGCTTCGGGGGCAATCTTGGCTGCCAGCTTGTCGAAATATTTCTGCCAGTAGTCGCGCAGAGCCTGCAGCTCGTCGAACAGCTTGTTTGCGCGCGCCTGCGCGCGCTGTTCGACACTCGCGTCCTGGGCGGCCACAACGATGTCGGCACGCTCGGCGGACGCGAGCGCACGTTCGTAGGCGATGCGCACGCCCTGTTCATACGAAGCGGCCATGTTGGCAATGGCCTGCTTCATCTGTTTGGCATACCACGCTTGCGTGCTCGCGTTGGGGCGCGGCGCCGCGAGCGTGATCTCGCGCTTACCCGGCGCTCGCAGCGGCACCCGCTTCGACATCGGGATCGTCCTCCTCTGGGGTTTCGTTCGGCATATTTGGTGTCGGCCCTGCCGCAGCCGGCGAGCCGTTGCCCGGGGCACCGTTCGGCCCGGCCGCCGCGCCTGCCGGGCCAATCTTCATCAGCTCGTTGGTGATCCCCTCGATATCATCGTCGGGGATCGCGTCAAGATCGCCGTCTTCGAGTAGGCCGTCGTAACCGGCCAACGGGTCGGACTGCAGACGCGTGCGTTCGATCTCCGGCGTGATCACATTGTCCTGAATGTAGAGCGAAGCGGCCTGAGCGTCCTTGAGGCGCACATCGGCCTTTTCGAGTTCGGTCAGTTCGTAGAGCGGGTCAAACACGAAGGAGATAGACGGATCGATGTCGCCAAAAAGCGACAGTTGCACGGTTTTCAGGATATCGCAGACGATTGGCAACAGGTTCTTGTTCTGGTAAGACGCGACATAGTCGTACCACACGCGAATCTCGCCCTCGCTCGACGCGTTCAGGCCGGTCGGTGTGGTGCCCAGCAGCTTGACCAGCGGGATGTGCGAAACGCTGGCCATCTGCTCTTGGCTCTGCGCTTGCAACGCGTCGAGCGACGACAGCGGCGTGTTGAACTGAAAGAACTCCTCGGTTTCCTTGTCCAGCAGCATCACGTTGCGGTTGTCCCGCATCGCGTTGAACAAGTCGGCACGGGCGGCCAAATCCATCGCACCGCCCGGCTGCAGGGCTTGTGCCATGTCGATCTGCATGCCACTGATCGAGAACTGTTTGAGCGTGTCGCTCACGCTCTGCCGCGTGCGCAGCCAGTTGTCGACGTAGGGCATCGCCAGTTGCGACATGCTGACGCCGGCGAACGAGTAGGCCGCTTTCAGCATGTACGGCACAGGCCGCGAAATCAGCGTGTGCATGCGGGTGCTGTTGACCCGCATGCCGAGCACCCACCACGAAGACGGCACATAGAAATCGTCGCGCGTGGGATCGATCGAGTTGTAGTTGTCCGGCGTGGTGCTGTACGCCTCGATCGTGCGCACGCCCAGGAGTGACCCCTTGGGGATGCCGCGCGAGGTGCGCAGTACCGGGTCCGCCTTGGCGCCGTCGGCATCGTCGCCTTTGAAGCGCAGATAGACGTGCGAGCGGCCGAACAGTTGTTCCCACACAACAGCTTCGTTGAGCTGCGCACGAACATTCAGTCGTTCGAGTTCGGTCTCGATCGCCTCCAGCCGGGCCGGGTCCGAACTTCCGGTCGAATGCACCTTGCCCCACTTGCGGGTCGTCTCGTCGGCCAGCGTTTCGGCCATGGTGCGGTATTCGGGCAACTGCGCGAGCAGGGCAAGCGTCGGGAAGCCGGGGAAGCCGGTGCACTCGACGAACGAGAGCGCGTTCAACACGTCGCCGCTGGCGTCCATCGCACCCGTTGCAGCCTCGTGCTCAGCGCGAGTGTAGGAGTCGCGGTTGACCTGATAGCGCGTTGCCAGCGAAATCGACGTCGGCGTCGTGGCCACGCCCGACGTCGGCGGCAGCGTCGCGAGCTGGCGTGCCAACGCTTGCCAGCGGGCAGCGGTTGCGCTGTCGAGAACACCGGCCGGCGCGTGCGGGGCGACGTTGACCGCGACAGACGCGGCGAGCGCGGCGGCGGCCGCGGCGGCGCGGCGGCGGGTCTTCGGCAGCTTGGGGTCCGACCGATGCCCGCGAATGTTCGGTTTCTCGTGGTACTTAGCGCTCGTCATCGTTGGCCCGTTTCAGTCGTGTCAACTCGTTGCAAATTGACGACAGTCTAACACGTCAGCGCCGCGCTTGGGCTTGCTTGAGCACGTCACGCGTGATCATTGCGGCGATCGGGTTCTTCAACATCAACTGATGAAGGGCGATCGTCATGCCGTCTACACTGTCATCATGTGACGTAACCGTGTCGGGGAACGAGGTAATTTCGGCAACCACGGGCACGATGCCGGGGGATTCTTCGGGGTGCGGCAGAAACACTTGCTTGTTGTCCCACACCCACGACGTCGCATGCGCTCGCGCTTCCTTGCTACCCAATGGTGGCACGCCAACGATCTGCGGGAAATGCTTTGACAACATGTCAATCAAAGCGGCGCCATTGGCTGCCTCTTCGATGTAGATTTTGCTGCACCGGGGCCATTTGTTGCGCAAGGCGATAATCGCTTCACTCGTCTTCGTGAACGATAGCCGCTCACGGCGCCAGTCCAGCAGATAGACGCGCTCGGCGCCTTCCTCGATCACCTTGCCCCAGACCCCGGCGAACACATAGTCGGTGCCGTTGCCATCCTTGAAGGTGGCGTCGACCGACATGATGACGCGCGCAAACGACTCGGGTAGTTCGGCGCGCCGGTAGTACTGCACGTGCTCTTTGCTGAAAATCGAACCGACTTCCGACATCGGCTGTTGCTGATACAGCGCCGACCACCAGAACTCGGACATGTTGCGTTTGAGTTCGAGCAACTTGGTGCGGTCGTGCAGGTGCGGCACCAGCGGGCCGGCCGGTAGCTCCGGGTTGTAGCCGATCTGCTCGGGCTCATTGAGTGCTGGGAAAGCCAGGAAGGTGTAACGGCCGGCCTCGTTCTCGAACTTCGCCCGGGCGCGCGCCATGAGATCGCGCGCCGACCACGGCGTGCCCATGATGATGAGCCCGCTGCGCAGTTGCAGACGGGTGAGCACCACCGAATCGAGCCATGCCTCGCGGCTGTCCTGCACCACGGCGGACAGTGCCTCTTCGGCGTTCTTGGTCGGGTCGTCGATGATGCCCACGTCGACCGGGAAGCCGGTCAGCGGGCCGCCTGCGCCCACGGCCTTGTAGGCGCCGCCGAGCGGGATACTGAACTCGTCGGAGCGGTCCACGGCGCCGCGAAAGCCGATCATGGAGACCTGCGGAAAAATCTCTCGATAGATCGGCTCCAACATGGTCGACTTGACGTCACGCGCAAACGAATTGGCCAAGGTCTGCGCGTAGCTCGCACTGGCCACGCGTACGGCGGGTAGTCGCCCTGTCAGGCGGCCATACAGGTAGGGCGGCAGGCAGCGCGACACCAACGACGATTTGCCATGTTGCGGCGGCGCTTCCAGCAGCAGCACAGGACGTTTGCCGGCGAGCACGTCGTCGACAAACTGGTCGATCGCCTTGCAGACCTTGTAGGAGAAGATCGAATGCTTGTAGTTCGGCCGGTGCACCAGCGAGACGAACGCGGCGTAGTTGGTGCGCGCCGCCTCGACCATGCTCGCGATCAGCGCGGTGTACTCGGTGTCGGAGTAGCCGCTCATTCGAGCACCCCGTCGCGCAGCAGCGTCTTGAACTGCTCGACGATCCGATCGCGCTCTTCGGTCGGCATCGCCTCGGCAAAACTAGCGTTTGCGATTTCGACGACCGCTTTGTCGAAGCCCAGCAGCTTCACCAACATGGCGAAGGCTTTGTCCTTGCTGCGGAACTTGGGCACGAGTTGCCCTTGTTTGACGTCGAAGCCCTCGATCAACCGGCCGTAACGCTCGCTCTGCAGCTTTGGCATATCCAGGGTGTAGCGTTCGACGACACCCACACCACCGCACGCCGGGCACACACCGACCGCTTCGTCGTTCTCGTCGGGGCATGCGCGGCATTCGGCCAATTCGACGGTGACGAGCGCGCCAAGGTTCTCGTTGACGAGGTCGACGAGGTCTTGGATCAACGAAGCTTTGATCGGAGTGAGCGCCATGCGCGGATTGTAGCATGCGCGCAACAGCGAATTTCAGTGACTTAAACAGCACTTTTGCACGCCAGACGCTTTCACTTTCTGCCTAAAAATTAGGCACGTTTGCCTAATTTTTAGGCAAATTTGGTGTGAAAGCTCTGAGCGCTAAGTTAGTGTGCGCTTACTATCGTTTTGAAATAATGACCGATAGCGACGCTGTGCGACGGTTGTGATGCGCTCTGCTTTCACCTTTGCGGCCGCTATCACACCCACTATCACACAGCTAACTCTTTGATTCTATTGGTATAAGTGAAATGGTGATAAGTTGTCGGTGGGGAGGGAGAGAAAGAAATCAAAATCACTATCAATATAAGAGGTCTATATAAGAGATATAGGAGCCCCCAGGAGAAAACTTCGCACTTTCACACCTTGCACGCGGTTGTGATTTATTAAGCACACAACCGCAAGCGGCGTTGCGAGACCACGACAGCGGCTGCGCACGCTACAATTCGCCCATGGATACGCTTCTGCTCGACACCTCAACCTGGGACCTGACGACCGACGCCAGTGGCAACCTCGCTACAGTCGGAGATGCCGACCGCGACGCGACCAACGGCGGCGCGCTGCGCCTCGCACAGGACGTGGCTGCCCGTGTCTCCTCCTGGCGCGGTGAGGTCTACTACGACACGACGCAGGGCATTCCCTACGACACGATCCTGGGCGAATACCCGAATCTGGTCGTGTTGCAGCAGCTTTACAGCGAGGAATCGCTCAACGTGCCCGGTTGTGCGACCGCGCTGGCCGAGTTGACCTACGACCGCGCTGGCCGCCTGCTGGGCGGCACCATCAACGTGTCGGACATCTCCGGCAACCCAGCAGTGGTGACGCTGTGACCATCACGCAAATTCCGCTGCAGAGCGCACCAAATCAGTCGATGTCGTGCATCCTCGACGGGCAGTCTGCCGGCTTCCGCCTCACCACGACCGACGCCGGACTCTTTGTTGACGTGGTGTACAACGGTGTTTCGATCGCCGACGGACGGTTGTGCCGCGATCGCACCGACATCAACACGGCGCGATATCTCGGCCTCTCGGGCTGGCTCAGCTTCGTCGATCTGCAAGGCACCAGCGACCCGACTTGGGGTGGTTTTGACTCTCGCTACGTGCTGTTGTACGATAACAACAGGTGAGTGGTGGGGCGATCGGTTGACGCCTATTAGGCCGGAGCGTGCGCTCCGGCCTTTTTGTTGGTACATTGACCACCATGCTAAAAACGATTGACATCGCTCTAGCCGGGCGAGACGCCGACCGTATCGTCACCCTCACCGAACTGCCCGCCCTGCGCGCCGACACTTGGGCGCGCGCTGCGCTGCGCGCGCTCGACCAAGACCCGGACGATGGCGTTGTCGGTCTCGCACTGGAGCACAGCAACAAGGCGCAGAACAACGAGCAGGCGCGCACCGCCGCACGCGCCTTGATCCGCGCCCGGATTGGCACCCGTCCGCTCGACCTGAACACCCTCCGCGATTGGCGCAGCATCTTCGCTCTGCAGGACGCAGCGTTCGTGTTGCACGCCGGGTTTGTCGTAGGGCGCAAACCCACCGAGCTACCCATCACGTTTCAGGCGCTGATGATGGGCGAAAGTGACGATCTGCGCCCCTCCTTCTGCTCGCCGCTTGTGGCCACGGTGCTACAATCGGGGCGTGCGTCTTATCATGAGCTTGACACCGTATTGAGCACGGAAGACGCATTCAACATCGTCGAACTCATCAACCTAGACGCCTACCACCGCTGGCGCGCCGCTCAGGACACCAAGACCACATGACCACCAACGACAGCCGAACGCTCGCAGTACAGGCCAAGCATGGCCGCGATGTGGGCAAGACCTTTCACATCGTCGAGTTTGAGACGATGGCTAAGACCGCGCTCGTGCTGCGCGCTGTCAGCGCTCTGCGCGTCGACAGCGTACAGGACGTGGTGCGCAATCTGAGTGCGGCGGCCCAGGAAGACAGCGATGCGGCGTTTAATTCGGCGTTGAAGTTGCTCCACGGCGCCGACTCGGCTGCGCTGCAGGTGCTGCTGAATGACCTGCTTGATGGTGTGCAGATCGCGCCAGACGCGCGCCACCCGGGCAGCGTGCGCGCGCTGGAACGCGCCGACATCCGCGAATTGCGCACGCTCGGTGACGTGTTGTTCGCCGTGGTCAAAGTCAATTTCATGGACGGCGCTTAACCTATGGCTGATCTCGGGACAATCGCGAGTGTCGCAGCACTGCAGGCGCAGGCGGCGATCGCCTCGCGCTTCCCTAAGATCAACCCAACCACACCGACCTACGCCGTGGTGTCGGCCGAGACGTTCTTGCCGCTGTGTATCCCGGATTCGTGGTTGGAGTTCAACCCGAAATACGAGGCAGCGCCGAGCGACTACCCTGTCGAGAAGGGCGGCTTCGCGGCCAACAACATCGCCAAACGGCCCTGGCAGATCGAGGTCGTAGTGACCAAAACCGGGTCCGATATCGCGCGCGCGGCGTGGCTGCTAGCCATCAAGCTGCAGTTGGACAAGTTGCCCGCGACGCTTTACACGTTGGTGTCCCCCAACGGGGTGTTCATCAACTATGCGCTAGTCGGCGTGTCCTACGCCACCCGCCAGGAAGCCGGTGCGAACAAGCTCAACCTCTCGCTGACCTTTAGCGAGATTCCGAGCATTCCGAGCAGCATCCAGAAGGCCCCCACGGCCGCGCCCAAATCGGCAGCGCCGACCGATACCGGGCAGGTGTACACCAGCGACGTAACCGGCACGCCGACGGGCAATGCCATCGGCAACGCGCCGACAATCAACTACAGCGGGGCTTGATATGTCGCAGATGGTGATCGACGAGCTGATCGTCAAACTGCGGCTCGACGCCGAAGAGTACGATCGGGCGGAAAAACAGACCGACGCTGTGGTCGAGAAAACGGCCGCCAAACGTCGTAAGCGCACCAAAGCGCGCGACTCCGACTTCAAAAAATGGCTCGACCAGAGCAAGAAAAAGAAGAAAGGCGCCGAGGACGAATCGCGCTGGAACGAACGGGTCGAGAAGTCCTACAAGCGCGTGCGCGACGCGGTCAAGCCGTACGCCCTAGCCGTCACCGGCATTGTGTCGACCGTCGCCGGCGCGGCGATCCCGCTGGCCAACATGTACGCGGGTCTGCGGCGCATGTCGGCCGGTACGGGCGAAGGTACGCGCGAGATGCTGGCCTTTGGTTCGGCCTCGCGCCGTCTGGGCGCTGACGCCGACGCTGGTGCTCAAGCGCTGGCCGATCTCGCACGCGAGCAGAAAGCGTTCCACCTGACCGGTAGCGGTCCGACCATGATGGCGCTACAGCAGGCCGGCGTGCAGGTCGGGCCTGGGCGCAAGCTGCCCGACATCATTGCCGATCTACAGAAGCGCTATCGCGCCGCCGCGCCGGGGCAGCAACAAGAACTGGAGACGCGCCTCGTTGCACAGGGCGTTTCGCCCGAAATCGTCGCGATGATGAAGTCGCCGCGCGACGCTGCGGAAGTCTTCGCGCGATCGATGCAAGAGGCAGCCGTCGAGAACCGTACCGCGCTCGACAACGTGACCGAAGCGCTGGCCTCGTTCAAGGCTCGCGTCATTGAGGCGGCATCTGCTCTGATCGAAGTCGTCGGGCCTGCCATTACTGCCTTTGGCGATTGGATGCATGAGGCGGGCGGTTACATCCACGAGTTCAGTGCGCGCGTACAGGAGGCGGGCGGTGGCCTGCGCGGTTTCTTCACGGTGCTCGATCAAGACGTACCGCGCGTATCCGCCTCGCTGCGCTTCCTGGGCGAAGTGCTCGACGTAGTGCTCTACGGGTATCAGGAACTCGCCAAGGTACTGGGTGCCGCCTACGACGCCATCAACAAGTGGGCGAGTAAGCTGTTCGACATGCCCGACGCCGGCAAGAGCCTCGGAGATTCGATCAAGGGTTGGTGGAACGATCTGGTGGGGCGTGCGCGGCAGGAAGGGCCAAACGTTGCAGGCGGTGCGATCGGTGATAAGCCAGCCTTCCCGACTGGCGCGGCTGGCGCTCCTGCTACGGTCGCGCCTTCTGTAGCCCCTGCGCCCGTACCGCGCGCACCCGCAGCCGTGCCGGCAAGTGGCAACGTGCCGGCCGGCAATGAGCAGCGCGCCGTGCAGTACCTGATGACCAAGTACGGACTCTCGCTGCCGCAAGCCGCAGGCGTTGTCAGCAACAGTGTTCACGAAAGCGGGCTGAACCCTGCGGCTTTCAACCCTGCGGGCGGCGGCCAGGGCGCGCAAGGCGCTTTCCAGTGGCGTGGCGATCGAATCAAAGAGTTCGAGACGCGGTTCAAGAAACCATTGCGCTCCGCGACGCTGGAAGAGCAGCTTGATTTCCTCATGACCGAAGAGGGCGCAGGCGGCTACGAACGTCGCCAGCGCGAACGCGCGCTCGCCGCTGGCGGGGGTGCGGGCGGTGTCGGCTACGCCTTCTCACGCGACGTGGAGCGCCACGCCAACGCGGGCGAGAACCTGCGCCGGCAGGCGACTGCCGAGCAGATCGCTAAGCGTTACGAGGCGGAGACGCAGATCAATGTGCAACAGGTCACGGTGCAGGCGAACAACCCGCAGGAACTCGCCCAGGGACTGAAACGGCAGACGGGTGTAACGAGCTACAATTCGGCAGTGCGTTAGAAAGTCGTTGACATTCAGTTGACGCGTGCGCATACTGAACCCACCAACAAACAACAAGGGGTGAGTCATGAAACACAACTGGATACGCGACTTGGCCGTCGGCGCTGCGCTGGTGGGTGTGATGTTGTGGTCGACGGCCAAGGACGCCAAGGCCGAAGAGCCGACGATGGGGCGCCTGATTGCCGCTGTGCGCCAGGACAGCGCCCGACTGGCAAGTCTTGCCGGCGCGGCACAATTGCCCTCGCCGTTCGCCGAGAACATGCTCGAACTCTCCGGCTATCAGGCGATGGCCGTCGCGCTCAACAAGGGCGGCATTGACGATTGCCGCACGGCACAAGCGATTCAAGCGGGGTTCACCAAATACCGACCGATCATGCCGGCCGAAGTCGCTATGCGCGAAGGCTGGGTCGCTGCGGCCGATGATCACATCGCGTTGGTGTGCCGTAAGCGTGTCGGGGCCTGACATGCACCGCACAATGAATACGCTTTACTGGCTTGCGCTGGTGCTGCTGACCAGCGGTGCCACGGTGTTGCTTTTCTGCAACGCACTTGCCGAACCCTTTCTGGGCCGCTGACATGCTGCGCAAACTGTCCGCACTTCCGACCCCTGCCATCGATTTCCTGCTCGGCTGCATCCTCGGCGCGTTGATGGCGACCATCTGTTACTTTGCTTTCATCCACGGCGAGGCGCGCGTGTACGCGACTCCGGCAAAACACGCATCCAAGAAGCCATGACAACAGGCAGTTACCAACCCTTTCAGGTCCGGCGCGCAAAAGTCACGGTGCACGTCTCGCGCCCGGACGGAAGGGGGAACATGAAAACGACCGATTACGTGTTCGAGTTGCATCGCATGCGCATCCGCGTGCAGCAAGGCGGCGCGGCTTTCGGCAACGCCTCAATCGAGGTGTTCGGCGTGCCGTTGGCGTCGATGAACAACATCGCGCGTCTGCTGTTTCAGCCGATGGACCCGAGCAACAACGACAGCGTCGACATCGCCGTGTGGGACGGCAAAGTCTTCGTGCCGCTGTTCTCCGGCGTGATCACGTGGTCGGCGGCCGACCTGTCGCAGATGCCGCAGGCCAAACTGGTAATCGAAGCCAACTCGGCGTTCCGGCTGATGAACGACCCCGCGCCGCCCTACGCCAACCCGGGGCCGGTTTTGTTGTCGGCAGCGATCAGGGCGATCGTGGCGCCCGCCGGTTTTATGGTCGACTTCTACGGCACCGACCAGACGCTGACAAGCGTGCGCGTGGAGGGCTCGCGCTACGATCAGGTGGCGAAACTGTTTGAGGGTTTTCCCTCGTTGTCGTTTTACAACAGTTTGCAGCGGCTTGTCGTGCGCGATGTCGATGCGCCAATCGATGCCAAACCGATTCGTGTGGCGCCCGATAGCGGGCTTATCTCCTATCCGGTCTATAGCAGCAGCGGCATGACGTTCGTGACCGTGTTCAACCCGCAGATGATTCCCGGCATCCCCTGCAAGTTCACCACCGGTCTTACCTTTATCGATCAAACCACGTGGTGCGCGGCACTGCTCGCGCACGAACTGGATGTCAATCTGCCCGGTGGCGCGTGGCAAACGTCGGTCGCAGCAAACCCCGCCTCGGCACTCCCCGGCACCTGATATGCGATTCAACTCGACACTCGAAGAGCAGTTCGACCCCGACCGCGCACTGCGCTTCAAGATTCTGCAGATCGTGCGCGGCATCCACACGGCGCAACTCGTCAAGGTGCTTGCCGTACGCCCGGATTCGTTCACGGGACAGGTGGACGTGCAGCCGCTGATCGTCGACATCACGACCGACGATTTGGTCGTCGAACAAGCGCCGATCTACGGCGTGCCCTACATGCGACTACAGGGGGGTGAGTCCGCAGTGATCCTCGACCCGGTCGTGGGCGACATCGGCTTGGCCGTGTTTGCCGAGCGCGACATCACCCAACTCAAGAGCACGCGCGCCGAAGCCCCACCCAACACCGATCGCGCCTACAGCGCTGCCGACGGGCTCTACCTGGGCGGCTTCCTGAACGCCGCACCGACACAGTTCGTGCGCATGAATCACCCCGCGGCGGGTATCGACATTGTGTCTCCCGGCGCAATCAGCTTGCAGGCCGGTACGACGGTGCACATCCAGTCCGGCACGACCACGACGGTCGACGCACCGGGCGGCTTTATCGTCAACGCCAACATGACGCTCAACGGGTCGATGAGTCAGACGCGCGCCGGCGCGGGCAACTCGGTGTTTGCCGCGCCGATCACGACGCCCGATGTTATCCTGCCGACCTTCAACGTCGCAGGGCACAAGCACGGCGGCGTGCAAACGGGCGGCGGTGATACGGGCACGGGACACAATTGACGTTGTGTTGACACAATAGTCATGCGCCGCGTGTTACACTCGCGCGCATGACGACATCCAATGTCCCTGTTCCGACATTCACCACGACCGGCCTGTCGATGCCTGCCGAGCAAGAGTTGCTTGCAGGCGTGCAACAGGATTGGGTGTCCGCTTTCGCGCTCGTCGGTAAATCGCTTGTTACCGATCTGACAACGCCGCAAGGGCAGATCATGACGGCGCAAGCCTACATGTTGGCTAACTTCGACGCGTTGCTCGCCAAACTGATCAGCGAAGTCGACCCGGCCACGGCTGACGGCGTGTTCCAAGATGCGCTGGCGCGCATCTACTTCCTGACCCGCCACCCGGCCACGTCGACGCTCGTCACGGCGACGATCACGGGCACGCCGGGCACCAACGTACCGGCCGGCACGCAAGCGGTCACCGTCAACGACGACATCTTTGTGCTCACGCAGTCGGTGACGATCAGCAACTCGTCCACCGTCAGCGGGATTTTTGCTTCCCAGGTGGTCGGTTCCGTGCCGTGCGGGGCAGGCGAGCTTAACCGCTGGTATCAACGCGTAGCGGGGGCTGACAGCTTAACCAACGCGGCGCCCGGCGTGCTCGGCGCAGCCGCCGAGTCTCGCGTCGACTTCGAGCAGCGTCGCGCCGACAGCGTGCAGATCGGCGGCATCGGTCAGATTCAGACGATTCGCGCTGCGGTCGCCAATTTGGCCGGCGTGACCGACGTGTTTGCCTACGACAACGCCACCAGCGCACCGATCACCTACGGCGCGACGAACTACCCGATCCCGGCGAATTCGATCGTGGTGAGCGTCACGGGTGGCGACGGCCAGACCATCGCCAACACGATCTGGGGCAAAAAAGACGTTGGTGCTGGCTATGCCACATCCGGCGCAACGCTTTACACCGTGCAGGATACGACCGGCTATGTCGCACCGTATCCAACCTACAACGTCTATGTCCTGCGCCCAGCCGCGACGCAGGTGTACTTCATCGTCAACCTGCTCAACGGCCCGAACGTGCCCGCGAACTACGCGACGCAGGTACAGAACGCGATCATTGCAGCCTTCACGAGCGGCGCGGACGGCCAGCCCAAAGCGCGTATTGGCGGTCAGATTCGTGCCGCACGTTTCGTGCAGACGGTCGCAAATCTGGGTAACAACATCGTCCCCGTGTCGATCACGATTGGTCTCACCTCCGGCGCTGGCAACGCCTCGGTGACGATGGGTGTCGACCAACAACCGGTGACAGCCGTCGAAAACATCGTCGTCAACCTCGTCAGCGGGTGACGCATGAGCAATTACGCCGTCACAATCCAGAAGCAGTATGCCAACAGTCCGGTGTTGACGGGCTTGCTCGCTTTTATGGATCAGTGGCTGAACCCTGAGAAATTCACCGTTGATTTTTTGTCGTGGGTGTGGGACATCAACACGGCGCAGGGGTTCGGGCTCGACATCTGGGGGCGCATTCTTGGGCTGTCCCGCTATCTGAAAGTGGTACCCACGCCCGGCAACAATATGGGCTGGAACACCGCCCCCACCACCGGGCAGACCAACTGGAAACCTTGGAGCGTAGCACCGTTCTGGAGTGGTACACAACTGGCCAACGGCACTTATGCGCTCGACGATACCAATTACCGCAACCTGTTGATGATCAAAGCAGCGGCGAACATTGCCGCATCGGACGCGAAGTCGATCAACTTCCTGTTGCGCCAACTCTTCGGCAGCACTGGCACGGCGTTTGTGGGGGATGACCTCGACATGACGTGCAACTATTTTTTCTTTTTCACGCCTACGCCTGTGCAAAAGGCGATTATCGAGGGCGGTTTCCTGCCACGGCCGGCTGGCGTGCTGGTGCGTTACATCTACATGACGCGCACGTATTCGCCATTCGGTTTCCGAGAAATGAACAGCGGTTTTCTGTCGAACGCGGTAAAACCGTGGAGTATCCCGGGTTCGCCTTTTTACAACGGTAACCCGACCGGCTGATTGACCAAGGATTGACAACATGCAGAACAGCAATCGACCGACCCGCTTTACGCTGCCCTTTGCGCAGAACGACAGCAGCCGTGTTGAAATCCCGGTCACGACCGCGGACGCAACCCGCGCAAGCCTATCGCTGGGTTTCCCCCCGCTGACCATGACGCCGCCCGAGGCGGGCGGTGTTCCGCCGCAGGGCGAGGATTTCAACGGCGCGATGAATCAGATTGCGCGTGCGGTGCGCTGGGTCGCCGCCGGCGCGTTCTGGCCGTACGATGCGACGTTTTCGGGCGACACCAATGTTGGCGGCTACCCGCAAGGGTCGATTGTTCAGAACTCGACGTTCACGGGGTGGCTGGGCAGTCGTGTCGAGAACAACACGACGAATCCGACAGCGGGCCCCTCGGGCAATTGGGGGCCGCTGACCAACGCGGGCTATGAAATCGCCATGGCGAGCGGCACGGCCGCGTCGCTGTTGCTGACAGATGAACAAGCAGCGTCCGGATATGTGCGCCTGACCGGCACGGTGTTTCGCAACACGTCGATCGTGTTGCCTACTACGACCGGGCTGAATTTCTCTTTCATCCACGACGCAGCCAACGACACGACCGCACCGACCGCGGTGATTTCGGTCGTCGACGGCTACAGCAACTCAGTGCCGGTCTATCCGGGCCAGCGCGTGAACTTCCGCACGCGCAACGATGGCCAGCTGGTTGCTGTGTCGACGGGGGCGGCGCCGAACCAGTTCAGCAGCCTGCAAACGGTCAGCGGCGCGACCACGCTGCCGACAACGTACGCTGGCGCGCTAGTGCTGCTTACGGGCGCCACCAACTACACTGTGACGTTGCCGCTCGCGTCCACCTTCGCACCGGGCGCGCCGATTGACTTCCTGGCCGAGACGTCGGCAAACGTCACAGTCACGATTGCACGTCAGGGCACGAGCGACACGATCACGGGCAGCGGCACGGTGTCGGGGCGCACTTCGCTGGTGATGTACAACGGCGACAAGCTGACGCTGGTGTCCGATGGCACCAAATGGCACGCGCAGGCCGGCACGGCCGCAATGCAATTCGCGCAGTCGCAGAACAACGTCAAAACCGTCAGCGCCGCTACTACGCTGGACGGCTCTTATGGGCGCGTCACGACAGTTGCCACGGGATCGTCGCCCTACACCATCACTCTGCACGCCGCCAGTAGCGTCCAACCGGGCACGCCGTACAACTTCCTGTCTATCAACTCCTCGACAACAACGGTCAGCCGGGCAGGCTCCGATGTGCTCGTCGCCAACAACGCTAATCAGGCGTTGAGCAGTCTTGTCTTAAACAGTGGGGATACGGCTCAGATCGTGTCGGATGGGGTATCTAAATGGTATCTAGTCGACGGCTCTGCGCAAGGGAACTACGCGGCGGGGCTTGCGGGAAAATTGATTAACATCCGTGTCTTCACCACCGGAGGCACCTATACAGCCACGACAGGGACCAACAGTGTGGTGGTTGAGGGTGTGGGCGGCGGCGGCGCCGGCGGTGGCGCCCCCGCCGCCGGTAGTGGCAACATAACTGTTGGTGCCGGCGGCGGGTCGGGTGCTTATGGTTGGGTGCGTCTGACGTCCGGGTTCAACGGGCAGACAATCACAATCGGCACGGGCGGCAGCGGGGTCGCCGGCGGCACGGGTGGGAGTGGTGGTACGACGTCGTTTGGTACCTCACTCGTGCTCGGCGGGGGCTCTGGCGGCGGCCCGGGCGTAATTATGAGCAGCAGCGGGCTGGGCGGTCAACCCGGCGGCGGCGGCCCTGCGACGGCAGCGACCGTTGGTGTGCCTGGGGGCTCCGGTTTTACCGGCCTTGCGATCACTGCTTCGATTGGTCAAAGCGGTGCGGGCGGATCGACACGTTTCGGTGCGGGTGGCGGCACAACGCAGGGCGGCGGACCGACGGCGACTTCAGGTTTCGCCGGCACCGGTTACGGTGCCGGTGGTAGCGGCGCACTAGGTATTAGTAACACCGTCGTGCCCACCGGAGGCGCGGGGGCTCCGGGGCTCATCATCGTCTATGAATACGCCTAAGATATGGCATTCGATCCCGAGGGGCGATTCGCCTCAGACGTCGGACATGCTGCCTTGGCAGGCTTGGGCGGCCTGATCGCTACGCTTATGAGACGCGAAGCCAGAAACTGGCGAGAGGCGCTTCTAGGGGCGGCTGGTGCGGCCTTCGTCGGCTATCTGGTGGCCAAGTTGTGCCACGCGACGGGTGTGTCCGACGAGTTGACTTCCGTACTCGTCGGCGTCTCCGGGTGGCTGGGCGCGCAGCAGACGATCACCGTGTTGGCAGACGTGCTGCGCGAGCGGCTTACCCCCGGCGTGAAAGGGCTGGAGTTGCCCCCAGTCATCGCGCCGCCGCCCGATAAAAACGACCCCAAGACATGAAAAAAAGCCCCGCAATGCGGGGCTTTTTTCTCATCAGTCTGCGAGGGAAACCTCGGCCTTCAGGCCGAGGAGGTAGAGCGCCGAGGCCGCAGGCCTCTTTGCTTTGCCAGGTTGAGAATTGGCGGGGCTAGCAAGGGCGTAGCCGTAGCCATCACCTCTTTGCGCCACTCTGCAGTGCTTGTGGGAAATGCCCTGTACAGTCGGCAATCCGGGCTTTCCCGGTTGGATATTGAACGAGCCGGTTTGTCGAATCGCCACCCTACCCTTGTAGGTGCCCGCCTTTTTTCCGCTAGGCACCGATGCGATAACCATATCGCCAGTGCGAAAGCCAAAGGCCGTCTTGTTGCGGGCGAGATAGGCACGCGGAAAGCCATATTGATTGAGCCGGGTGCGGCTACGGGAACCGCGCCCAGTGCACTTCACTACCAGCACAGGCGCGCCGCTGCCAGTGACTCTGTCCGCGCGGCCGACGCAAGCGGCATCGAGAGAATGCGTTTTGGGTAGACCCAGGCGCGTGCGATTCCACTTCGTCTGTCCGCCGCTGCCGGTGGTGACCGGCAGGCCTGTGCCCTTGAGCGCGTTAAGCAATGCCCACCGCGTCGCGTTGACAGCCGCCGCGTCCCGCAGCGGTGCCTTTGCTCGAGCGAGAATCCGTTCGAGTCGCATCGGGTCTTTAGCGAGGAAGACCCGAATGTCCTGACTGTCTTTCTTCTCGTTGCAGGGCTGACAAGCTAGCGTCAGGTTGCTGACCCGGTTAGAGCCCCCTCGAGCCTTCGGGTGAATGTGCTCGACTTGCAGCGGTACGCCGGTTTCGTCGCAGTACTGACAGGTGCGTCCGAATTTTTCCAGCAGATACTCGCGGACTTCATAGCCAGCAAGCTCGCCTTGCTGATACTCGACGCCGGATATCTCGGCATTCTGCATCAGTTGCATGTCGAAGCGCACGAGCTCCTGGGCAAGGTGGGTAATCGGAGCCAAGCGGCAAAGCCGCTTGACCCACGACACCGTCGTATCAACACGATGCTGCAAAGAAGGCGGCAACCAGCCTTCTTTGCGAGTGCGGTTGTCAAAACGAGGCGCCCGGTAGCGCAGGTTACCGCGCCGGCGGCGGCGCATTGCGGCCCGGGCATGCAAGGCCTCTTTGATAGCGTGTCCGCGATGCACCAGGTCCATCAGAAAACGGATGTGCATGACGCGTTCGACCACACCATCTACGTCGATTCGCTCCTCGACCCGGCATACCGCAAGGCCGGTTGTCTTGCTGCCGGGGTCAAGCTTCAACTCAAGCGGTTGTAGAACGGAGTTCGCTTGTTGCCGGTCGATGAGCCGAATAGTGAACGGATAGAGCCGATGTACGCGAGCGCGCCCCGCGCTGAGGAGTTTCCTCGCGCGTTGCTCGCTGCACGGCATCAACGGCGCTCCGTTGCGACCCAGGACAAAGACTGACAAAAAGTGCTCCTTTTTACGTTAAACCATGCTGTCTTTCCAGCTGTCAGCCCTTACGGGCCTTGTGACGGTCACCTCGCGGTGACGCTCTCCTCGGGAATGTTGCAAGCCGGCTTAGGCAGGTTGCCCTGCCTTGTTGCGGTCCGTTTCGTGCGTACCCTGTAGCTTGTCTGCTACCGCAACTTCGAGAGTCCGGAACTGGAGAAGCATTCCGGAGTCGGTCTTGTACCTACTTGCAACGTAGCGGGCTGGTTACCGCTTTCCCTGGTCAACCCGAGCTTTTACAAGCTCCGGCCTTCAGGCCGGGGTGGTTGACACACCGTCCGGGCGTTCGATCAGCGATTGATCCCACGGCAGCGTGCCGGGGCGGAACGACGCAAACGCTGCGGCAGGGATCAGGCCGTCGGCCTGCAATTGCCGATACCCGCGTTTAAATGGTTCAGCCGATAGATAAGCGCGCCCATCTGCATCAATCGCCAACCAGCGGTACTGCGGTGCAACGGCCGACCAGTCGATCGATGGGGGTTCGGGCCGCACGCGATAGCAGAGACCGTGCGCCCAAGAAGGCAGCGACACCAAACGCCACCTCGCTTCTGCAACGGTAGCGCACTCGATCGGCTTGCCGTCGATCCAGGCACCCCACTAGGACGCCTGCGGCGTCCGCGCTCTTGACCTCGGGCTGAACCCCGAGGCTTCCCGCGCATCTGGTGAGTGGCGCCGCCGCCGATAACGTGAGCCTTTGATGCTGTGATACCGATGCCAGCGTGCCGCCCGCGCTGCCCAAACCCGCAGCCGGACATAGACCGTAAGGCTTAGAGCGTCGAGTCGCGGCCTAGCCCATTTGTATAGTATTTGGGCTATGTTGTACAGTCGCAACATACCCCGCAGAACCAGCAGCGCAGGCAGCCCGAACACGAATAGCAGACCTACCGCGGCGATGTCCATGCCCAGATGAAGGCCCAGAGCCAGCCGATCAACGTCCAACCTAGCAGCAGGTTGAGCCACAAGATCGCCAGCACGTTGCGGTGGCCGCGCACGAGCGCAATGCCGAACGGCAGCAGATAGCCCAGCGAGACAAACGTGAAGGCCCCGGCGCAGAAGATGCGCACCAAAAACCCGAGCAGCGCATCGGCGCGTTGGTGGGTCGTCATCAGTCTGCGAGGGAAACCTCGGCCTTCAGGCCGAGGAGGTAGAGCGCTCGCTCTCACGGCGCGCCGGCGTAGTCCAACGGTCGTCGACGTCTGGGCGGTGCCGAATCATCCCCAGCAAAAATACGACGCAACAGCCGGCGTGCGCGATGTGCGACAGTCCGCTCTCGGGATCGTTGTCCTCCCCGTCCGCGAACGCGTAGAGATGGCGCAACGCAGCATCCAACAGGCGCGAATAGGCGATGCCCTGGCGCCAGTTGTGCGCGGCGTATTTCTGCGCCCCGAAGGCCAGCACGCGTCCGATTTCCTCAATCGCGTGCCGATCCACCAACGACAACGGCGGCTTGTTGTTGTCGTGCTTCACACCCGTAGCCGGCGCCGCGCGACTAGGAGTCGGAGGCGGCGGTAGCTTACCGCCGCGGGGTTGGTATCCTTGGCTCATGCTGCCACCCCATTACCGCGCAGCGGTCCCAGCACTTGCATGGTCGCCAGATGCAGCGCACGTTGTTGCGGGGTGTAGCGCATCACGTCGGCTGGCAGGCCCCAGATCGTCTGCGTCTCGTTGTAGGCAGCCATGCCATGTTGCTCGATGTACTGACGCGCCGTACGGCTGTGCGTGAGCACGAATTGCGGCTGTTGCGACGACGGATCGGCCAGAATCTCAGCTTGGCGCAATTCGATCTGGGCGCGCGTCGGCGAATCTTCGGACAGTTGCGCAGACGCAACAGGTGCAGGGGCCGGCGCGGCGGGGTCCGCTTCTTTCTGAGCTTCGCGCGCCGCTTGATCGGACGGAGTTTCACCCGTCGGCGGCGCGGCCACGAAACCTGCGGGCGGTTGCGTACCCGTTTCTGCGGGGAGTGCTGGCACCACCGCATGTACAGGACCTTGCGTGACAGCAACACCGCTTGCTGCAAGTGCCAGCGCGTCGGCGGTCGACATCTGTGCTGCGTGTTCGCGAGCCATAACAGTGTTGCGCTCGTCCGCTTCAATCTCCGCCTTAGCCCGGCGCTTGCGCTTTGGCTTGTCGCCATCCGACTCTGCGCCCGGGCGGTTGCCGGGGTTCTCGTCGAACTCCGGCCCCGCAGGTTTCGGTTCGTCCTGCTTGGCGGCCTCGACAATGTGTGCAACGGCGCCAGATGGCAGCACGAGATCAACGTGTGGCAAAGATGCAACAGTAGGTGTTTGGTGGAACAGGTCAGCAAAAGCGCGCAACTCGGACAGCGAGTCGAACTCGGCAGTGATTTTCATGATGTCTTCGCCTTCTTGGCGTTGTGGTGGGTTTGTTGTTTTCTCGCAACGGTCAAGCGACTGCGCGCTGGGGCTCTTTTCCGGGTTTGCCCTTGGTCTGGAGATGCGCCTTGGTGTGCAGGAAATTGCGGTGCGCGGGCTCGTCGGCTTTGAATGCCTCCAGAATCTGCATGTACCGCTCCACACCGCACCGGTTGGTGTGGCGGATGCTGTAGATCACGCGCGCCGAGGTGCCCAGGATTTCAGCGATTTTCGGCACGCCGATGGCGTCCGTCATCTCTGCAATGCTCAGGTCTTCGACCGGGATCGACATATAGTCGCGTCGGGGGTTCATTACGTAGAACTCCTATAGTTGGGGTGTTGACTAAAGTTTAAGTGTGATTGTCATTGCGGTCAACGCGTTTTCTACACCCCACCTTTAATCCTTGCGCCACTCGGGCGCGACATAACCCGCAGCGTCTAAGGGCAAACCCGGACACCAAATCGGGGTTTGTCGCATTCGTTCGAGCAGATGTTCGAGCACCTGCTCTGCGCCTTCGGCCGGATGTTCAATCAGCAGTTCGTCATGCACGTGGTGCACGACCTTCACCGCATGCTCAACGTCGAGCAGGATTTCGCCGAACACGTCACGAGCGAGTCCCTGCGTCATGTTGTTCGACAGAATTTTGCGGTCGAGGGTTTCGATGTAGCCCTCGGGCTTGTCGTAGACCGGCGTCGGCGCCGTCGCACCGGGCTCCAGATGCAGGCGCGCGTTGTGGTAACTGATCGTCCGGTCGGACGGCAGATGCATGCGTAGGGCGCGCGCGTCGCGCACAAACACAATCTCGCTGCAAAAGTCGCGCCCGATTGGCATGTGCACCTCGCGCCCAGGCTGATCTAGCGCGATCATGGCGCTGTACTCACACAACGCCCACCAGCGCTCAAAAGCCGGCCGTGCGCCGCGCCAGCCGTAGACGATGACGGTCTGTTCCTCGGGTGGAATCTCGACACCATAGTTTTTGGCCATGCCGGCGAGCGCGTTCTCGGCGCCACCATAACCGAGCGACAGGTCGGCCACCTTGCCGATCTGGCGCTGGTCCTTGGTCACCTCTTCGTACGGCACGTGGTAAATGCCGCTGGCGGCCACCTTGTAACCGTCGATCTTGTTGTCGATGTTGGCAAGCTTCTCCAGATCGTTGGCTAGCCACGGCGCCATGCGGGCCTCGATCCCTGCGAGGTCGGCTACTACGAGCATGTGTCAATCCTCTGCGCGCACGAGCGCGCGTTGTGCGTCGGCCAGCGCGGCGAGCACTGGCCCGTGTTTTTCGGCGAGCCCGGCAAGATCGTTGGTGCGCACCATGTCGAGCATCTCGGCGCAGTCCTCGGCGCTCTTACCCGGGCGCGGCCGGGCGAAGTTGTGTGCTTGAACCCCGCCGCAACCGACCGCTGTCCATCGCCCCGATAGGGCGCCGTGGAAGAGTAAAGAGAATTTCATACGATTGTCAACGTGCGCGCGCAGGATTGCCGCCGCTTTCTTCGGCGCTCGGCTAGCATCCAGGCGCAGTGCGATGAGCGCTTTCAAATCGTCGGGGATGTCGTCGCGCGTAGCCATCTTTTTGAGCGCTTCCCGGCCAGCGTCGTCGATGTCCTCGCCCAGCGTCGCAGCGTAGTCTTTCAGCTTGGCGATCTCCGACGCAGCGAGAATCTTGCCTTCGGTCAGCACCGTGATCTGATAATCGATCAGTTCGAGCGCCAACTCGCGCATGTCTTCCATCGCCTGGGCCGCCGCGACGTCGACGGGGAACCCGCGCTCGTTGATTCGCATGTCGGCCTCGAACAGCGCTTGTTGGCGCGCCGGCATTGGCAACGTGGCGGCGTGCAGACCGATCATGGCGTCGGTGTCGGTGACGCCGTAGCGCGCCTGCCGTGCGAACTCGTTGGGGTGCGTCTGCGGCGTCCAATCCGGGTTGGTAGCGATCTGCATCATCACCGCCTTGCCTTCCATGTCTTTCTGCACTGGCAGCCCCATTGCCTCGCACGCGCGCTCCAATGAGCCGGGTAGGCCATTGTAACGGGCGCGCGCCGCGGTGCAGCGCGACTGCTCGATTGTCCAATGCGGCAGGTTAGGGAACGTTCGGCGCAGGATGTGGTTCCAGATGTTCTGATCGAATTGCACGTTGTGGCACCACATCAGGCCGCCGCGTTCGATGTGCTGGGCCACGGGCACCAGCGCGTCGATCGGGTCGCCCTTCATCCACAGCCGGGTTTGTGATTCCCCCGGCAGCCGAAAGGTCCACAGGCTGACGCACGTGCTCGGATCATCCAGATAGCGGGCGAGCCCGTGCACGGGCAGATCGGTCCGGCTTTGGGTCTCCGAATCGGAGAACAGGTCGTGTTGGGTAGCGGTCATTTTTTCAAAAGGACGGGTCGTACCGAAAAGTCTCCATTTTGTCGCCGTGCACGAATCGAAGTTCGGTCAAGAACACCTGACCATTTTCAAATCGTGTCAACTCAATGTCAAGAGGTTTCTGCACGGCTTGTCGCAACAGTACGGCGCGGTAGCCTTCGGTCGGCACCTTCATCCCCGTTGATTTTTCCCAATACTTCCGAGCAAAAGCGTAGAACTTCGGGTCCGCTGTCGACCGATCGAAATCGAGTCGTAGACTGAAATTCGATTGTTCTGCTGTCAAGAAGTCGAAGCGGATAACACCGCCGCCCTCGGGCGTCGTCTGCATGTCGTCGACAGGGATGCGCCGCGATTCTTTGCACACCTCATCGCGTAGGGTGATGGCTTCTTCGTCGTGCAGTTCGTAGCCGCTGTCGGCCGCAAACGGATCGCGGTCGCGCTCGGTGCGGATGCGGCGGTGCAAGAAACCTTGACGCGGCCGACCGCACTGTCGGCACGTCATGTGCTCGGGATCGTTCAAAAAGCCGCATGCGGGTGCGGGTTGCTCGGCATCCATCAAGCCTAGCAGCACGCGCAGATCGGTTTCTTCCTGCTCGCTACTCGTCAGGAACCGGATGGCGCTGCGCTCGCGCTGCGGCGGGCGCCACGTCTCGCCGCTGGGCAACGTGACAGGCGGGCCGCCCTTCATCTCGTCGGTGCACTCCCACAATCCGGAGCGACTGTCGCCGGCCGTCACCTCGGCATTGATCGCGCCGTGGCGTGCGAAGTTGCCCCCCGCGTCGAGCACAAGTCCGTTGTCCTTGCCGGGGTAGGGACGGAAGATGCGCCCGACGATCTGGCGCCACAGCACGAGCGAGCGGGTGGGGCGCAGCACCACAAGGCAGTCGACGAATTTGGCGTTGAATCCGGTCGTCAGCATGGCCACGCTGACGATGTGGCGATGCTGCTTGCGCAGGTAGGCGTCGACGCCGTCGACGCGCTCGCCTTTCTCCAACTCGCCGTGGATGAGCACCGCCGATTCACCCGCATCGGTCAGCGCCTTGTGGATCATCTTGGCGTGCTCAATGTTCACACCGAACCACATGAAGTGCTTGCGGTCCTGGGCGTTCTCCAGCGCGACAGCTACGCATTCGCGCGTGACCTTCATCGCGCGCTGTGCGAGTTCCGCCTCGTCGAAGTCGCCGCCCTTGGTCTTGACACCTTCGGTGTCGATCTGGGGGAAGTAGACCGACGGTGCCACGATTGGTGAGAGGTAGCCCTCGCGCACCAATCGGTTATAGTTGCGCCCGCTCGTCAGATCGTAGACCAACGAGGTGAATAGCCCGCACTCGGTCAGCGGCACCACGCGCAGCCCCTGCATGCGGAACGGCGTAGCCGTGAGTCCAATCACGCGCAGGTTTGGGTTCAAATCGCGCAGCGCTTTCAGCGTCTTCGACGCGTTGGTCGACTCCTTCGACACATCGGTCAGGTGCGCCTCATCGATCACTACATAGTCGAGCCGACCAAAGCGGCGCGCCTGCCGGGCCACCGATTGGATCGTGCCGACGATGAATTGCGACAGCCTGTCCTTGGCGTTCAGGCCGGCGCAGTAGATGCCCATCCGGCGCACGAGCGCAGGCGGCAGGTAGTTCGCCGCTTCCTCGAAGTTCTGCTTTACCAACTCTTGCGACGGCACCAGCGACAACACGCGACAACCGGGGCTGATCAGGTTTAGCTCTTCCATGAGCATCGCCGCAATCAGCGCCTTCCCGCCTCCAGTGACCACAGCGGCGAGCGGATTGGAGTTCGACGCGACACGAAGCGCCGACAGCACAGCATCGACCGTTTCGCGCTGATACCAGCGCGGCGTAAGTCTTGACATGTTGTTGTAGTGTTGTGAATAGTTTTGTAGTGCTATTTTACCACAAACTCAATCGCTGCTGTTCTGTTTGGCCACCAGTTGCGCATACGCGTCGCGCGTGGCCGGGTTCAGTCGGAACACCTCGCGCAGCACGTCGATCGTGTAGGTCTTCTCGGACGGCCAGGGCTGGTGTGGTGTCGGTTTGGTGCCCGTGGGACGCTTCCAGATGCGTGCACAGCGCGATGCGTCGCTGCCCAGCGTGCGCAGCGCGACAAGCTGCACGGGTGGCCCTGGGAGCCACTTCGAGGCGTCGGCGACGGTCCACATCTGCTCATCGGCAGTGTTCTCGACCTTGGGTTCGTTGTAGTAGGTCATCAGTCTGCGAGGGAAACCTCGGCCTTCAGGCCGGGGTGGTTGACAGTGGTAGGGTTTTGTCTTTGTCGTTTTGCTCTTGCTGCCAGCGCTCGAACGCTTGACGCTGCTGCGCCGGGTAACGACGGAACAGGAAGTCGCACAGACCCAGAAACGAACCGGCGGCGACCTGCTCGGGCACGTCGATGTCGTAGAAACGGGCAATCGCCAGGAGGTCAGCGCGCAGTGTCAGGTAGGGCATTATTAGGCTCTGGTGATTCCGCGCGCCACCTCTTCCTCAGCCATGCGCTTCATATCGGCGAGAGCGGTGTCGTTGTCGCAGTAGAAATCAGGAAGGCGTTCGGTTTTGAATCGTTCTGGATCGGATTTGAGGTAGATCGCCAGCGCTGCACCTGCGGTGCCGATCTTGGATTCCAGTTCCTTGCCTGCCTCGCCAGCGAGAGCGACGACATGTCCAGCCCTGCAATGCGTCGTGCCGCACGCGTTGTGCCATAAGGCCATATCCAGTGCGCCAGCCTGCGAGGCTGCTGCGAAGACCTTCTGGTGGATGTTTTCGATGACCGGGGCAGCGCCCAGGTCCGCGCCGCCCAGGTACGCGTCGCCCAGGTCCGCGCCGCGCAGGTCCGCGTCGCCCAGGTACGCGCCGCCCAGGTCCGCGCCGCCCAGGTACGCGCCGCCCAGGTACGCGTCGCCCAGGTCCGCGCCGCGCAGGTCCGCGTCGCGCAGGTCCGCGCCGCCCAGGTCCGCGTCGCCCA